ACGGTGGCCCTGGCCGTCCAGGACGCCGTCACGATGCTCCGGGTCACCCTCGACGTGGCGGACGCCTTCGGGCTGCCCCTCATCGACGCGGCGGCCCTCGTGGTCCTCCTGGCCGCCGTGGCGGACTCGCTCTCGATCACCCTGGACGACGCCGCCTCCGTGGTGATCGGCGGCTCGGCGGCCAAGTCGTCAGACGACACGCTGGCGGTCGTGGTCCAGGACGCCGTCACCTCGCTTCTGGGGCGTCTTGACGTGGCCGACCCGCTCCCCGTGGTCGCGCAGGACGCCGTGGCGGCCCTCCTGGTGACGGTGGCCGTCGCGGACACCTACGGACTCACGCTGACCGAGTCGAATGCCCTGGTGACCCGCCTGGCCTCCGTCAGTGACACGCTGGGGCTGACCCTGGTCGAGACCGTCGCCCTCCTCCAGCAGGTGGCGCAGTCGGTGGCGGACAGCCTGAGCGTGACGCTGGTGGACACCATCCCGGTCGCCATCGCGGCGGTACTCCTGGCCAGCGACGTGCTGCCGGTGGACCTGACGGAGTCGTTCACCTTGGCGGTCACCCTGGCCACCCAGGACGTCACGCCGATCACCCTGGACGATCAGGCGGCCCTGTTGGCTCGGCTGCTCGGGCTCGACGCGGTGGCGGTGACGCTGGACGAGACGACGGCGCCCCTCCTGGCCGGCCTGCCGGTGCTGGATACCCTGGCCATCGAGCTGACGGACACCGTGGGGGTGGTGATCACCATCCTCGGCACGCCGCTCGGCTCCGTGATCATCGCCACCCTCCGACCTTATCGGCTCGACCGGTCGCTGACGCCGGTGCGGCTGGCGAGGACGATGGTGCCCTATCGGCTGACCCGCACGGTGGAGGTGGCCTGATGCCGCTCTCGATCACCGAAGGCTGGTCGGCGGCCATCAATCTGATCTGCAAGATCGACGGGATCATGGCGTCGTCGTTCTCCACGGGCGACACCGGGGCCCTGATCCTCAAGGGGGCGGATGGTCACATCATCTCGACGACGTCAGACGTGGTGCTGGTCGCCTGCTCGACCGGGCCCTATAACGCGACGTACACGCCGGATGCGGACGACCTGCGCGCCAAACGCTCGCCCTATTCGGCGCGGATCAAGGTGACCGATAACACGGGTGCGGTGCAGTTTTTCCCCCACGACAAGCCGGACGTCTGGATCGTCTACAGCGCCTGAGCCATGGCGACCCAGACCATTCTCCTCGGCAGCGACCAGCTCAAGGCGGCCTTGCTCGCGCTCGGCGTACGCGCGCCGCAGGTGCTGGCCGCGGCGCTGTATCAGGAAGCCGAAACGATCATGACGAAGGCCAAGGAATTGACACCGGTCAAGTCCGGCTTTCTCCGTGGCACGGGACACCCGGAGCCGCCGGTGATGCAGGGCGACGCCGTGACCGTGACGCTCGGGTTCGGCACCGATTACGCGGTGTACGTCCACGAGAACCTGACGGCTCGGCATCCCGTGGGACAGGCGAAGTTTCTGGAGCAGCCTGTCCTCGAATGGGCCGACGTGGCCGAGGCGCGACTGGCGGCCCGCGTGGGCCATGCCCTCGAAGCGAGCGTCCATGCTGCTCGATGACCTCGCGCTCTATCTTCAGTCGGCGGGCCTCGGCGCGGCGACGACGAGCACCGGCGAGCGGACCATCTTCCGCGGCCAGCTCCCCGACCAGCCGGACGCAGCCATCGGGCTCCTCGAATATGGAGGCCTGGCCCCGGTCCGCGCGATGTTCCCGGCGATCGTCCACGAGCAGCCGCGCGTCCAAGTGCTCGTGCGCCACCGGACCTACGACGGCGCGCGCGCGAAGGCGGAAGCCATTTTCACGGCCCTTGATAGCGTCGGCAACACGACGTTGACGAGCACCGGCCCGCGCTATGGCTTCATCGAGGCGCTGCAATCGCCATTTCTGCTCACGCGCGACGCGAACGATCGCGTGGTGCTCGCCCTCAATCTCCAGATTCGCAAGGGGCTCTCCACATGAGCCTCATTCCCCCGCGCACGGTGTCGAGTCGCTCGGCGCCGGACCCTGGCCGGAGCGTGGCGCGCACGACTCGTGCCGCGTCTCCGACCAGCGCGCGTCACCGTCCGGCTCCTGAGGAGGAGTAGTCCATGGCTGGCACCTACACCCCGGTGATCTTCCGCAACGGGCGCGTGTTCCTGACCACGAGCACGCAAGACCTCTCCGATCACTGCCAGGAAATCAAGCTGACGCGCGAGTTCGACGACCACGATGACACGCGCATGGGCCTGACCGATCACAGCCACATCGCCGGCCTCGGCAACTGGAGCGGCTCGATCAAGCTGATCCAGGAGTTCGCATCGACGGGCACGAACATCGACGCCATCCTCTACCCGCTGGTCGGCGGCGCGGCGGTAACCGTGGCGTTCCGTCCGGTGAACGCGGCGCGCTCCTCGGACAATCCCGAGTACAGCGGGCCGGCGGTGTTCTTGGCCTACGACCCGATGAGCGGCGCGGTGGGCGACCTGCTCTCGACCGTGGTGCCGTTCATGGGCGCGGGCTCGCTGACGCGCGTGACGACCTCCAGCTAATCGTGCGGAGCCGGCGGCGCGCCGTCGTGCGCCGGCAGGAGTCTCTATGTCGGCCGAAGTGGTGACGATCATGCTCGATCATCCACGGACGTTGTTCTTTCGCATCGAGGACCTCATGGACGCCGAAACGGCGATGGGCCACTCGGTGCGGCAGGCCCTCGCGGACACGTCGGTGTCCGACCTCGTGACGCTCCTGTGGGCCGGGCTCCGCGGGGGCGGGGAGGCCAAGGTCACGCGCCAACAGGTCGCCCGCTTGTTGGACAAAGCCAAGCAGGGCGAGGGCACCACCTTCGGCGCGTGGAACACGATCGCCGAGGCGCTGGTGGCCGCCGGGGTGCTGCCGCGGCCCTCCACGGAGGGCATCCCCGACGTGGACCCTTCGGGGCCGGCCCTCGTCCTTGGGAGTGGCCGGGAGTCCTAGCATGGGTGGACGTCGCCGAACGGTGGGCCTACGGCCCGCTGGCCCTTGCCCCGCGAGCGTTCCGGCGCCTGAGCCCGCGGTTGTTTGCCCGCCTGTGCGCGGGGTACGCCTGGCGGGAGGAGCGGGCGGACGAACGAGCCGCGTGGGTGGTGGCCAACCTGATGAACGCCAGCGGCCACCTCAAGCGCGCCGTGAGCGTGGCGGACCTCCTCGGCCGGGAGCCGGGGACCAGTCGCGTCGGCGGGTACGCGCCGGAGACGCCGGAGCCCACGCGACGGCGGACGGTGGATCAGGACCTCTGGTGGTGACCCTGATCCTTCGGCTTCGGCGGGCAGCGAGGCGCTTTAAGGCTGGCCTGGCGCGCGCCAAGGCGGCCCTGAAGCGGATGGATGAGTACACCGTGAGGCAGGGCAAGTGATCGTCGTCGCTGATCTGGTGGCGAAGCTGGCCCTTGACGCCAAGGGCTTCAGCGCTGGCGTGAGCCAGGCGACGAAGCAGACGGACGATCTGAGTAAGAGCCTCGGCACCCTGCCCGGACCGTTGGGACAGGCGCAAGCGTCCCTTGGAGCCTTCGTCAAGAATCTCACTGGGCCGGCTGGCGCCGTAGGGCTTATCGCGGCGGCGACGGTGGGGCTCGTGCGGTTGGCTACGGCCGCGGGCGAGGCGGTGAGTCAGATTCACGACCTCTCGATCCGCACGGGCGCCTCGGCGGAAACCTTGTCGGCCCTCCAGGTGGCGGCCAAGACCTCGGGTACCTCGCTGGAGTCCGTCGCCATCGCGTTCCAACGGATGGCGGTAAGCATTCAAGGGGCCTCGCGTGGCTCGACGGAGCAGATCGCGGCGTTCGAGCGTCTCCGCGTGAGTGTCTCGGAGTTGAAGACGCTCTCCCCCGAGGAGCAGTTTGAGCGGTTGGCGCGAGCCCTCATGGAATTGCCCACTGCTACCGAGCGCGCGGCCGCTGGTCAGGAGGTGTTTGGTCGGTCGGTCGCCACCCTACTCCCGTTGCTCGACGAAGTCGCGACTCGCGGCATGGGGCCGCTGATCGCGGAAGCCCGGCGTCTCGGGATGGTCATGAGCGCAGACGCGGCGAAGGCTGCCGATCGCTTCGGCGACGAGCTGGACAAGCTCGGGTTCGCGTTGAAGGGGGTCGGCCAACAGATCGGCCTGGCGGTGCTGCCGTCCCTGACGACGCTGGTCACCGGCCTGACCGATGGCATCGTGAAGGCCCGCGAGTTCGCCAAGGAAATGCAGAAGGTCCAAGAGATCAAGCCCCCCGACCCCGCGTCGTGGACCGGCTGGCTGACGCGCCTGTGGGAGGGCAGCATCTTCGGGCTGGTGGCCAAGACGGATGGCTTCATCGACCGTCTCGTGGCGGAAGCGAATCGGCTCCGCAGTAGCTTCGAGCACATCGAGGCGCTGGAGGCCCGACGCGCGAAGCGCGGGGCAGGCGCCCCCGCGGCGGCCCCGCAAACCGCGGAGCAGCTCGCCACCTTGCGGGCCGGGCTGGCGGGGCTGATCACGGTGACACATGACCTCGACGCCGCCGTGGCCGAGAGCGAAGGCCGCTTACTCGATATGGTGGAGATCACCAGCGAGAAGAGGCGCGCGCTCATCAACCTGGAATATCTCGACCGGGTGGCACAGGCGAAGGGCAGCGCGGATCAGATCCTGCTCGCCACCGCGACGCTCAACGAGCAACTCATTCTGAGCGATCGTCAGGCCGCCGCTGAGCGGAAGAAGATCATCGAGCAAGCCGTCACGGACTCGCTGGCGGCCTTGCAACGGTTGCGCGCGCAGGCCGAGGCCAGCGACAAGGAGTTCAAGGACCGCTTGAGAGCCGGCGCCGCGTCGCCCTTTGGGACCGGGCTCGACGTGGGCGACACGACGCAGGCCAACCAAGCGCTCACGCTGACCCTGGAGAAGCTCCAAGAGATCAGCACCATCGGCCAGAAGATTCGATCACTCGGGAATCTCAAGCTCATTGACCCGACGAATGTAGACATTGCGGGGCAGTCCGCTGACGCCATGAAGACGCTCCGGGACCGGGCGGAGCAGTTGCGGACCTCGACGGGCCTCTCGAAGGAGGCGTTCGACAAGCTCCTCGGGCCGTTGCCGGGGAGCCTGACGAAGGCGGGCGAAGCGGCGGATACCCTCGCCGACCCGATGAAGGCGATTGGGGAGAAGACGCCGGCCCTGGTGACGGCGCTCGCGCCAGCAGAGGATGCCTTCTCCCGGGTGGCCAAGGCGGCGAGTGATTACGGGGCTGCCCTGGACCGGATCAATCGAGCGATGGATGAGGCGGCCCGGAAGGCCAAAGCCTTGGAGGTGCCACTCACCGGCTCCTCCCTTGACGATGCGTTCCACGCCGTCGCCACCGCCGGCTACGAGGCAGGGACGGGCGTGGAGCAGGCCACCAGCGCCATGCGGCACGGGGGCGTGGCCGCCGTCACCTACGGCGAGAACCTCATGGCGATCCACACGCTCGGCACGGCCATTACCGCCGCGAATCTCTCCGCCGCCTTCAACGACCAGGCCCTCGCCCTCCTGCAAGCCGGCGACGGTGCTAACCGCTACGCCGATTCGCTGGAGCGGGTGGCCGAGGCGGGCGCGGCGGCCGCGAGTGTCCGCGTCGGGGGCGACGTCAACGAAGGCCAGAACATGACCCTCGGGGGCGGCCAGATGGGCGGTCACTTCTGGCTCGGCATTGGCGCGGACAAGTTCATCGAGAACTTCGCGCTCCAGAAGCAGCAGGCGGCGAACGAGGAGCGCTGGCGCCAAGAGGGGCGCGGGCATGCGAAAGGCATGCAGACGACGCTGGACGCGATGCTGGCGGCGTTGCTGGAGAGCCAGGCCGCGTGGCACTCGATCGGTGGGGCCGGGATCACGCCGACCGCCTCGGCCCTTCCCCCTCCGAACCAGTTGACCCAGGCCGGCTCGGCCGGGACCTTCCGGGCGGGGGCGTCGACGTCGCGCCAGGGGGCCACCGTCGTCATCAACAACCCGGTGGTGGACAACGAGCGGCGCGTGTACGACCTCGGCCGGCAGATTCAGCGGGTGATCGAGGACCAGGAGCGACGGCGTGGCTGAACAGATTCCCGTCGCCTACGCGCTGAATCTCCTGGAGGCGACCACGAGCGTCGTGA